ACACACCAGTTAAAGCCAACTTATGTTAAGCCTCTTCGGCTTCGCCTTCTTTGCCGTCCTCGTCATCGAGTTCAACAAGCGTGTCTTCGCCGTTTTCGTCCTTGGTTAGCATAAGGATTGGCTTTTCAAACGCTTCCTGCATGAGATCAAAGTCATCAGCCAGTTCTTCAAACGTTTCGCCAAATGGGCTTGCGTCTTCTTCTGTCCAAAACTCAATCTCGTCGTCATCGTTATAAAACACTTCGCGAATCACGAACTGGTCGTCATCAAAAATAGAATCCCCATCCTTTGGGATATAGATCACGCGATAATTCCAAGACATAGTTTCACTCCGGTCAATACTGGTTACGGTCAAAGTCGGTGTATTCCATTCAAAAGAAACGGTCGTTGCGGTCGTTAACGATGCCATCAAGGTCTAGCCTCCTTCGTTGTGAGAGTTGGTTTTCACCATATCATGGTTTCGGTTTGATGACATCCCGCGGTTAAATATATCCAATGGGATGAATATCAGGACCCAAAATACGTATTAAGTTATTGATATTAATTAATAAAATGCCTTTAACTTATACTTAGTTACTTATCCAGAGAGAGACAGATATATTTGTCCAGAAGAGAGATAAAATAGTGATAAATATAAGAGTAGCCAGACATTGTTTTGGGATTTATAAGAGAGAATTATTATTATTTATATATATATATATATTTATATATTTTATTATTACCTTTAGAAGAAAGATCAATGGGTTATGGAGAAGTTTTGAATGTTAACGTTAGCACTATTTGTAATATTCTTTGGTGCTATAGCATTTTGCTGCGTTTCAGCTTATATTGGTGACGTTCTAGGAGGATTTCATGGCAAAAGTCGGCCGTCCAACAACGTATAAACCAGAATACTGCGAAATTGTCATTGAAAAGGGCAAAAAAGGTGGCTCTTACGCTGAAATGGCCGTTGCTTGTGGAACTGTACGTGCGACTTTAGATCGTTGGAAAGAAGAACATGAAGAATTTAGGACCGCTCTCGCGTACGCACGAGAATTATCGCAGGTATGGTGGGAAGAAACTGGCCGTACAAACTTGGGAAAACGGGACTTTAACGCTCAGTTATGGCTCAAAAACGTGGCTTCCCGCTTCCGGGACGATTATGCCGAACGCCGCATCAACGAATTAATGGGCAAAGACGGTGGTCCTGTTCAAATTGAAACCAAAACCATCAAATCAGCCGAACTCGATGATGATACGCTGGAAGCCCTTGAATTGGCCTTGGCATCGGCCATAGAGGCTAAATGAACGCTCCGGTTCATATTCTCCACAAAGGCGACAGAATCGACGCTAAGGCTTCCCTGCTGGATATCAGACGCGAACGGGCGTTCCGGTCCCTTCCAAAGTTCATTGAGTACGCATGGCCTGTCGTGGAGCCGGGACAACCCTTTATCGACAACTGGCACATCCACCTCATTAGCGAAGCCCTAACGGCCATCACTGACGAGGTCATGGTTGACGATGAACGATACTACAACCGCCTGCTGATCAACGTCCCTCCCGGCACAATGAAATCCCTGCTGGTGAACGTGTTCTGGCCTGCTTGGGAATGGGGGCCACGGAATATGCCGCACTTGCGGTATGTTTGCGCTTCCCACTCCATGAACAACGCCATACGCGACTCAACCAAGATGCGCCGCCTTATCGCGTCAGACTGGTATCAAGAACTGTGGCCTCACGTTAAGTTGACAGGCGATCAGAACCAAAAGACTAAGTTTGAAAACACTTCCACTGGGTTTCGCCAAGCTCTTGCCATTGACGGTATGACGGGTGCTCGTGGCGATCGCGTGATCATCGATGACCCCCATTCGGTTGATTCGGCCAATTCAGAACAGCAGCGCAGGACAACCATCGAAACATTTAAAACCGCTATACCGACCCGTCTTAACAACCCTGACAAGTCTGCCATCATCGTTATCATGCAGCGCCTCCACGAAGAGGATGTATCCGGCGTAATCCTAGAAGAACAACTGGGCTACGATCACATCATGCTGCCCATGGAGTACGATCCCGATCGTGCCGCTCCAACCATGCTAGGCCTTGAAGACCCTCGAGAAGAAAAAGGCGAACTGCTATTCCCCGATCGGTTCCCGGCTCACGTTGTGGAACGCGAAAAGAAAATCATGGGGTCATTTGCTACGTCCGGCCAGTTCCAACAGCAGCCAACCCCTGACGATGGCGGTATCATCAAAAGATCTATGTGGCAGCTATGGGAAAATGAGAATATATTCCCAGACTTCGACCACATCATAGCGGCCGTGGATACGGCTCTTAGCGAGAAGTCCGAGAACGACTTTACTGCCATGACCGTTTGGGGCGTGTTCTCCGAGGATCCGGTGGCGTCAGCCGCCAAGACTGGAGAGGCGTACCGCGTAGAGCGTACCTACAAACAGCCCCATCCGAAGGTCATGTTGATTTACGCTTGGCAAGAACGGTTACCATTCGCGGGGGTAGTGGATAAAATTTCATGGACCTGTAATAAGTTCCCGATCGAAAAGGTCCTTATCGAAAACAAAGCCGCTGGAATCCCTGTAGCGTCAGAACTACGTCGCCTATATGCCAATGGTAAATTCCACGTCCAATTGGTTGATCCAGAGGGAATCGACAAAACCGCACGGTTATATTCTGTTCAGCATTTGTTCCAAGAAGGCCTCGTATACGCTCCTGACAAGGCATGGGCTGACGATGTCATTACCCAGTGCATGCGTTTCCCAAAGTCCAAGCATGATGACCTAGTGGACACGGTGGCCTACGCCATGCGATACTTACGCAAAACTGGTTTCATTCAAAGGGCTGACGAGGTTCAGGCGGAACTTGATCAAATCAGGGTTCATCAAGGCGCACCGCCTGCGCCACTATACGGGGTCTAAAGCATGCCACTCGCACCGTCCAACCTACGCTTACCAGCGGATCCTATGCCAATTCAAGAAGGTCTTGACGGCATTGAAATAGAAATGGTCGAAGACGGGCCAGAGCAGGGCTATGACGAGCACGGCAATCTTATGTCGATTGAGACCCCAGACGGGGCTATTACCATCACCTTAGACGGATCCCCTTTACAACGGGCCGAGGATGAGGGAATGGAAGGATGGTTCGAGAATTTAGTCCATTTGATAGACCAAACCGAACTTTCTGAGATATCTCACGATCTACTCAAGGGCATACAAGACGATCTTGAATCGCGCAAAGAATGGATAGATGACCGTGCTCAAGGCATTAAACTTCTTGGTCTCAAGGTGGAGATCCCCGGCTTGGCAGGCGCAGCGGACGGAGCACCCGTTGAAGGTATGTCACGCGTTCGGCACCCGCTCTTGCTCGAGGCAGTGCTACGTTTCCAAGCCAACGCACGGGCAGAACTATTGCCTACGGATGGACCCGTAAAGATCAGGGAGGACAACAACAATGCTGACCTTGCCTCCGACCAGCTTGCCAACGATCTTGAAAACGACCTTAACCACTACCTCACGGCCACTGCCAAAGAGTATTACCCTGATACCGACCGAATGCTCCTCATGCTGGGCTTTGGCGGGACGGCGTTCAAGAAAGTATATTTCTGTCCCCTACGCGGTCGTCCAGTTAGCGAAAGCGTCGATGCCGACGATCTAATCGTAAACAATGCGGCCACCGACCTGTCCAACGCCAAGCGTATTACCCACCGTATCTACATGCGCCCGTCAACTGTAAAGCGTATGCAGATCCTCGGCGTATATCGTGACATCGACCTGTCAACACCAAAAATGTCTCAGTTGGATGCCGCGCAGCGTGAAAAGAAGGCTCAACAGGGTATATCTGCCGATCAAATGAACCCCGACGATCGGGACCGCGAAATTTACGAATGCTATTGTGAATTAAATATCAAAGGTTTTGAGCATCGTCATAAAGGCAAAGACACTGGTTTAGAAATCCCATATCGAGTAACCATTGATGTATCATCAAGAGAAATCTTATCCATTGTACGAAACTATGACGAAGATACTAAAGATCTACCTGAACCCCGCCAAAACTTCGTCAAGTACACATTCGTACCGGGGATGGGCTTTTATGATCTGGGTCTCCTGCACATCCTAGGCAATACAACCAACGCACTAACAGCCGCATGGCGTGAAATGCTTGACGCTGGTATGTACGCTAACTTCCCCGGCTTTCTCTATGCCGACACGGGTGCAAGACAGAACACCAACAT